GACGAAGACACTTCACTTAACGATGCTGTTTTGCAGTGATCGGGAGGTGAACGATGAACGAGATAGATCTTTCTCATGCGATGGGCGTGTTTGACCAGATGCAACAAACAATTGCAGACGTGAAAAAACACATGTTGGCCGACAATCACCAAAAGCAAACTGCCGAAGAAAATCACCTGCTTAAGCTATGCCAAAAATTAATAACAACCATAAGGGCGGGCAAAAAATGAGTAGTTGGTTTGCTTTGTTTAAAAGGAAACCCCCAGAATTCAAATTTTTCAAAACAGCCGTTGGATATGAAACGATCGGATTGGTTGCATATCAAGTCTATTACAACCTTTATGAAGACCAATTCGGGAACCGAAAATCGAAACGTTTTTTCGGTTATGAGCTGGAGGATATCACTCCGGAAAATCCTGATTTCAGTGTCGCTGCTCAAGTCGATGCGTGAGTGTCTGGTGGCCCAGAGCCTTCATGTCTATTTGACCCGCTTCCGTTCTGGGAAAATCCTGATTTCAGTGTCGCTGCTCAAGTCGATGCGTGAGTGTCTGGTGGCCCAGAGCCTTCATGTCTATTTGACCCGCTTCCGTTCTGAAAAGTTTCCAAAGAAACACGACATCACAGTTCAAGCAATAAGCCACAAAGATTCCTTACGGGGTGAGCGCGAACGTCCCACTGAGCAGAAAAGCCTAATGCCGTTCTTTGTGGCTAGAAATCATTACGGTCAAATTAGGCTATTTCGCGCATTTCTTCATCTCTCCTCATACTCACATCGGGGAATAGGGCTTTAAAAGAATGGCAAATAATAATGAAATCATTGGTTAGCGTTGAATTATTTAAAATCAAAATCGTTTTCAGGCTCTAAACCGTCAAAAATATATTTAATTTATGGCGACAGAATTGAGCTAAAAATAGCAGATTATTTGGATGATAATGTTGAGCGTGTGAATGAACATTTGCTCAATGAGCTTTATTTTGAAGCAGGCGAAGACGGGCCCTTTTATTGTTCGGATGAAGATGCACAGTCCTTAGATGCCGCTTTAAGAGCGGCTGCCGACAAATGGCAGCGAGAGCGTAATATTAAGGCCAGTTGCTTAAAATTTCGCGAAGAAAGTGAACTGGTGATTATGTTATGACAACGTCATCAAGAGAATGGAACCGAATTTCTCCGGAAGATAAATCGGTTGTACAAAAATATTTAGGTGAAATACCTGTTAAGCTTGGTGGCATAGCCAAAGAACTGGGTATCGTGGTCAAGCGATCGCCGACAATTCCTCGTAATATCTCAGGGAAAATTACAAAGCTACCTACGGGCTATGAGATTAAAATTAATAAATATGAAAGTTTGGCACGGCAACGCTTTACGCTCGCGCATGAACTTGCACATTTTTTGTTGCACCGCAATGAAATAGATAGGCTTGGCGAAATTGCCGATAATGTTCTCTATCGGTCAGGTGCTTCTGAAACGATTGAATATGAAGCGAATAGGCTGGCAGCGCAGATCATTATTCCGGAAGAGGCGATAAATGAGTGTCAACAAGCAATTGGTAAAAACGTCGATCAATTGGCAAAAGAATTCGGGGTTTCAAAAACAGTTATGGAAGTAAGAATGGCAGTCTATGAGGCCGAAAACGATTATTTTGTCCATACTAGCCATAATAAAAAGGCAGGTAAAACGGAGGAGGCCGCAGAATGAAAACTGACGAAAAAGACCAGAAGTATGTTTGGCGATGGTATTATGTCGACAAGGATGGAAATTGGGTTGGTCCATACCGAAACAGAAAAGACGTCGCAGAATGCGCACGGTCATCAATGAGGGGGGAAGATGATGTGGTCGAGATTGCGATGTGGAAAACGAGTATGCTTGATTTGTCTGAACCAATTGATGATGCTTTTGCCGAAGAAATGTTACTGTCATTAATGATGGACGCGGACGTATATGGAAAATATGAGACGCGGTTTGAAATCGAGGCCGAAATCGCGGGATTTTGCACGGATGCAAAGAGACATGATCTTGTTAGACGATTAAAAGCCACGGTTAAGGCATGGCAATCGGAGAATGGCATCGCTGTTCCAACCGGAGAAATAATTGAGACCAAAAACAATTCTTATATTCATCCGAACAATAAAAAGGCAGGCATAGATAACGCAGGCGTTAATCATGAGAAGCCTTGATATTTTTTCCCCCGATTGGGTCTCGCCGACCGGAGCGACTATTCAACGTTTAATGAACAAAGCGGGATGTGATCGTGGAGAATTAGCAGAAGCATTAAATGTTTCGGGTGAGGTGCTCGGCAAAATCATAAATGGTGAACAGACGATCACTAAAGACATGGCGTATCGGTTGGGTAGTTTTTTTAGCTCATCACCTGAATTCTGGCTAAAGCGCGAAAAAATATATCGCGCCGAAATTGTTAGATTGGGAAAATTAAGGAGGGTGAGTAATGGTGGCATATAGTTTTAACGAACAATTTGTCGACGCTATTACGGGTGGGACAAAACGCCAAACCGTTCGAGGCTACCGTCGCCGCAATCCTCGTATTGGAGAAAAGCTACAATTGTATACCGGCTTGCGCAGACGTTCCTGCCGGAAGCTTATCGAAAAAGACCCGATTTGCACACGTATTGATGAAATCGAGATCGAAATTTCACCGGAAAAAGCAGCCAAGATAGCTAGTATCGTTATTAATGGCATCCCTCTTAGCCAAAAAGAAATCGGAGATTTCGCACGCGCCGACGGTTTTAAGAATGGTCCACTTGGTTGGACGGCTGTTCATGCAATGGGAAGCTTTTTCAAAAAATATCATGGCTTCGGGATTTTTAACGGCGTTGTAATCCATTGGTGTTTGTCGGAAGACTTGGAGGGGCAATGGAATGACGCAACCTAAACCCGCCAAAGTCAGATCAGCAAAAGGACTGTTTCGAGCAACAGGCAAAAACCCCAAGCAGATAAGTCTTAAATTAGGAGACGGAATTGTTAAAATTGACGGCGGTTTGCCGCGTAAAAAAAATGATTTTTATCCGACACCACCCGAACCAATTCGTGCGTATCTGAAGGCAGAAATACATCGGTTGAAAGAGTTTGAAAAGATTTGGGAACCTGCTGCGGGCGATGGTGCTATGATCCGAGAGTTTGAGCGGGCTGGTTTGCGAGCCTATGCATCCGATATTATTGATCGCGGTTGTGGCGCGGAAATTAAATCGTTTTACGACTACAAAAAACCGGTTTTGCCAGCAATTGTTACAAATCCTCCGTTCAAAGAATGCAATAGTAACCACGGCTGGGTACGGTACGCACTCGAAGTGTTAAACGTAGAATATATGGCATTGCTTTTGCCATTGAATTGGGTTGGATCAAACCATGAACGATTGCGACTTTGGGTAGATCACCCACCTGCAAGAATGTTTGTTATGAGATGGCGCATTGATTTCACCAATCAAGGCAACCCGCCAATATATTATGCGTGGTATGTTTGGGATACAAAAGCAGAAACAAAAGGCCAGACTTTATTGTACACAATAGATCAATGGGACGATGTGAACCAGATGACTTTCTTATCAACGGCGGAGGCTCCGCGATGACAATAAAAAAAGCAGGCTTTATTATCGCGTTCGCGTTTTTTGTTTATTTGGTTGTTGGAAAACCGATTATTGGACATATAGGCGGTACGGTTGTCGCATATGTTATCTATGCGCTTGGCGAAGTA